ATCCAGCGGCGACTGAAGAAGCCCTCAGTGGCTGATGCCGCGATCTCAAACTTAGTTTTCCAGTGTTCTAATTCTTGAAGCTCTGCAATCTTTGAAGGGTTGCTTAATTTAAGTTTAAAGGAAACTAAATCAGCACTGCGATACCCAAGTGAGTAAAGGTGAACAACTCCAATCTTTTCAAGCTCCGATATGATAACCCTCTGTAATCTTTGGATTGTTCTAGCAAAACGGATGTCCTTTTGTGCAAGAGTTGTTTTATCTTCATCGGCACCCTCACCACGGGAAAGATAAGACTGAGGAACCTTGAGAGCAGAAAACAATTTATCCCTCATATACTTAATATCATCAATATCGCCAGTATATGAACCACCAGCTAAGGTCTCAATTTTAGATGAAATGCCACCACGAACAGGTATAAAGTAATCTTCCTCAACAGAGAGTGGATTGTATCTCAAGTCAACACGGCCAGAGTCTGCATCGACAATCTGGTTACGCTTCATTTGAGTCATAACCTTTTGCATATACTGCTCAACATCTTGCGATGGGATGTTGCCTGTATCAATATAAAATACTCGACGTTCAGGCGATCTAACAATACGATAAGCCATAACTGCATCTTCAAGTAAAGTCAGCTGTCGCCAAATACGACGGGAAGGCTCAAGAACTGACGTTCCATATGGGGCAAATTTATCATTACCTAAAATTCTAAAATGGGCAATTTGCCAATTTTCAAAAGTCATGCCGGCCTGGTTCCACTGAAACTGGACATAGTTGGGATTAGTTTCATCCTCCCCTTCAATCCTCTCTACTTCATTATAGGGAAGCCCAATAACGTTTCTTATTCCATTTTCCTCCGTAACATCAATATAGAGAAACATGTCACCATACTTGCACATAGTTCTGCACCAACCGAAAAGGTTGAACTCAATATTCATAATGTTGTGATAAAGGGTATGTAGGACAGTTTTGATTTCTTCATTTGGACAGTCAATCCTCAAAAGAGGCTGCAAGTCAGAGGACGTTGTCATCTCATCTGCATAGATATCTAAAGCAGAGGCAATCTCCGGAGTATATTCCATTTGATCAAAGTCAGCATATCTTTCAACGCGATTTTGAGCAGAGATAACATTAGATTGAAGATTATGAAAAGGATTATAAGATGCTTTTTTAAATTGTTGCCCACTTAGTGATTTGAAAGTTTGAGCAAATTTATCAAGCTGTGTACGACGATATTTTCGTATCGTCTGTGAACGATAGTCAATGATCGGCCCAGAAAAAATCCTGGTTAACCTTTTGAAAAGATTTGAATTGGGATTCTTTGGATTGTTTTTTTGTATCTTTGCAGCCATTTTTTATCAACCTTTATATAACCAAGCAAACTCTTGAGCCTGCTTTACATTGTTTGTTCTTTTTATATCCTTGTGTCCAACCATACCAGGGATTGTAGTGCTAATCGTTGTTCCGCCCTTAAACATGGAATTTACCATCGCTTTCGCATACTCGACGTCTCTTTGGTTCACCGTCAATGCCGTGTCTCTTACCCAACAAGCAATTGCCAAAGCCATTACCAAGTCGTCATTATATCCACGCATTGCTTCTGGCTTATTATTATTCCAGACAAAAGTCTTTAATTCATTAAGGAGCCGAGAAGAATGTAACTTAATTATGTCGTTCCTTATGAATTCTTCCAATTTAGCTAAAATCATTGGTCGTGTTTTGCCAGATGTCGTAAAGCCCGGGACACAATTTGATCTGTGTTCTGCTAGATGTTGTTCAACATATTCATGAGTTGATTTGACTGAGTGGTATACATTTGTATATCCTAAATCTTTTACCTTTTCTAAAACTGTATAACCAATATTGTTGTTTTCAACAACCATCATACACTCACCATATTGTTTTCCATTGCTTGCCAGAAAAGGAGCAAAATGGTCAGGGGACATCTTACCTTGATACTCTGCAACAACTGTCATTGTTACAAGGTTGATAATATGGAAAGTAGAATAATCTTTCCCATCGCCGCGAGCCACATCAGCAGACATAAGATAAGTGCAGGAAGGATCATAGTCCTGCCAAATCCAGAGGCCACGATCATAACCAGTCCTGTACTCTGGCTCCACAATCATAGCCTCAATTTTGTTAATATCATCTGGGTGAATTACTGTTTCGCCAGACATGTTAAAATTACATTCAAATTCCTGTGCAATTTGTCTTCTGGATAAATTCTTTGTTTCTTTCTCGAACCATTCTTGGTCACGGTCAGGGTGTAAATCCCACATTAGTTTTATAGAATGAAAATCATTTGCCTGCACTTCAGCATCAATATAGGTTTGATGAAACCAATTACCGACACCATTTGGAGTGGAGGCAACAATACAGCGACCACCAGTTGAAATCGTTGGATATAAACCAGTCCACAAATCGTCAAGACCTTCGACATGGGCCGCCTCATCAATTACAAGAAGAGACAGTGCTTCTGAACGACCTGCATCGCCAGAAGTCGAGGTCGCTTTTATCTGAGAACCATTCGATAATTCAAACGAACTTCTATTGTCAACTGTTATGTTGGCTATCTGAACCCATTGAGGTAAATGTTTGATAATTGCTTTTACTTTTTTAACCAAGTTGGATGCTGTCTGGTATTTTGTTGCCATCACAAGAATGTTCTTGTCGCGATGAAACAACATTAGCCAAGAAATATAAGCACCTATAATGGTGGATATACCCATTTGGCGAGCTTTCAGTATAACATTAAAACGATAATCGTTAAAATCTTCTAATGCATTATTTTGAAATTCGTATGTCTTAAAAGGAATTAGGCCGTGAATCGGGTGGGAAATCTTTGCATAGTTATTGATAAAGTATTTTGGGTCTTTGCCAGACTTAACAATTTCCCTGACCAGTTCCTTTTTGGTTAGTTGGTGACTCATTCATTTTCCAAAATTATCTTGCGGTGTCGTTTTTGCCAAGAGATAGCCAGTCCTTAAAGGATTTATTTAAACGCTCTTCTGAAGCCTCGCCAACTGGTGTGACGTCTTTGATACCACCAATTTTATAGAACCGATGAGCCTGAACCCAAGAGCGCACCCTGGAAGTGTTTTGAACAATGGCTTCTAACTCGTCTTGGGCAGTTAAAGTGAGGGTATCTCCAGTAACCTTTTTATACTCTTTCTTAATAAAATTAGCAATATCGTTGATCATTTTTTCCAGATCTGATTCAAAATCCTTACTATGTACATCTTTAAGTTGAACTTCTGAATGATAATGAATACACAAACTATCACCACTGATTTTAACTTTAAATCCGTCCATTACTCGCTTGTCAAGAAGCGGATCTCCCTCTTCTCTTTTCAAACCAAAACTATGAGATTCTCCATCATCTGTATAGGACTCTTTGTGCCCACCATCATATGAATAAGCCAAAGCCTGCGAAATCCCTCTAATAACCTCTAACGTTGTTGCCATTTTATTCTCCTTGTGGTCTCCAGCCAGATTGCCAGCGCTCTTCGCGCCCATCTACATATTGAATAAAGCAATTATAACAACACTCATATTTGTTCATATAGACATCGTCTATCAACTTAAACGAATATGCCTTACAAGTTGGACATGTTCTATTGCTCTTCTTACTAAGTAGTTTCTTAGGAATGAAAATTCCATCTACTTCTACTTTCTCAGATTTCTCCTCCAATGATTGGAGTCTTTCGTAATATCTTTTTGATTGTTCTCGATATTCTTTCTCTTTTTCTTCGTTCCAACCTTTCTTTGGATTCTGTATTGCTTCGTGACCATATTTCTCTGCTATGGCTTTCTCAAGCTTAACGATATAGTGTGGATCGTCATATTGTTTAGTCATTTTATTTATCTTTCTTAACTGAATTAATATACTTTCTATAAACAGCTGCAGCAGATGCTTTTCCAGCTGCTTTTGCTCTTTGTTCCATTGCGACGGCAGCTTGAACTTTGTGAGCGTGCGAGCGTCCTGATTTTTTAATCTTGGTTACGCTTGCCTTTGCATCACTCTCGGTTGCAAACTTCAGTCCGTGAATTGTTCCTTTTGGATCTTCATCGGTGTAAAGGTCACTGTGTTTTTTAGATTTAGCAGGTTGTCCTTTTTTGCGAGGTAT